AACACTCAAAGAGACTGTTACATACTGTGCGTCAATAGAACTGTATACACAGCACGGTATAGAGTCATATCAGAATTCAGCTTCAACACTGTTGTTTACTACATCAAGAGATGCTACACTAGCACTACTATACTTGTCATCATCGGGTAGTTTTACTCCTAAATACGTGTCAAATGAACAATCGTGTCATACGGGGCATAACGACACTTCATACGGTAGCTAACGACACGGTAAGAAACTTTTTTTTGTTATGGGGCGGTATAGTAGTGTGGTATATCTACAGCATTTTACCGCAAGCTACTCTGTAGTTTTAGGGCTTAACCGCAAGCGGCTTTTTGGGCGCAAACGCTCCGCGCTATAGGGCAACAAACTCCTGATTACCAAATATAACATCTGTAGCAGCTTGTCTAATAGTCAGTGTACTGCCTTCCACACGTTGAGTAGGAGATAATTGATCATACACTTGTATAAATGATTGTACTATTATCTCTTGGTTAGGATTTAATTTTAATCCTGCTAGTCTAGCAACTTCTTGTGTCATGTTCCAGCGATACTCTAGTTCTTTTGCGTCACGTGAAGTTGTTATCATTTGCCAACAGCTTTTGTTGATTCCAGGGAATAGATTTTCTTGTGCAAACTGTTTGACTGAGATAGTCTTGCCCTTTGGTGCTACCACTGGTGGTTGTGTAGGTGGTGCCTTGGGAGGTTGGACAGGTTTAGTAGGCACTCGTGGTGGTGCTGGTTTGTTCACTGTTGGTGCAAACACACGGTTAAATGTGCCATCAAAATTACGCACATCATACAATCGCCATTCTGGTCCTAGATATGATTTCATTGACTCTGCGTGTTTGCTGAGTTTGTCTACTGTTTTATTCCATTCTTCTTGTGTATACCAAATTTCGCCATTTGTTTTTTTCGTTATTGTGTAAGTGTCTTTGGCTTGAATCATTTGATCCACTGACTTTAACACATCGCTCAAGTGTCCTTTTTGTAAACTTGATCTTGCAGGATTTACAAGATTGTAAAGTTTTTGGTTCTCTTCGTGTATTGAAGCAATAGCGTAACCTCTCATATACGCATAGAGCAGTTCGAAGTCTAAGACTATGCTTGTGTTGATCATTTTGTCCCAAGCAGTATAATATTCTTCTACCCACGGTTCCCATCTAAAGTTTTTATCCAAATCTTCAGGTTTGGCTAATGCACCTCCAGGTAGATCTCCAGTGGTAGGTTGTTTGAGTTGTTGTTCTATATATTGTGTGCAGGCTTGATTAATTTGTTGATATAGGTCTTTCCAATAACCAACAGTTTTGCTTTGGAGTTTAGGATTCGCATAAAACACTCGTCTCCAGTTGCGATCGCCTAGTCCTTGCACAGCATATATCATAGCATGTTCAGGAGAAGCAGCAATCTCTTGGTTGCGTCCTGGAGGTTTCCAAAGATAGTCACCTTCGTCAAAATCTCCGTAGCCATCTTTCCATTGTGTAAGCAAATCTCTAGGCATCATTTTGTTTAATTCTGGTAATTGACTGATAACATTGAATGCCCTGTGACGTAGTTCGTGAGTAACAGTGGTTGCAGTAAGAACTCTGGCTTGTGGATCCAACAATCTATCAAACACAACTTTGAGTTCATCTGATACTCGATTGTAACTTCCTGCAGCTCCTATAGTCCAAGGCTCGATTATCTTAAATGATTTTGCAATAGATTCTGGAGACCATTTGCCTAGATATCCTAATCTAACAACAGCGTCAATACCTTCTATATCACTAGCTACTCCACCTTTAACAGCAAGGGCCAAGTTTTTGCGAAGGTTGTCTACTAGCAATGTTATGTCAGTGACTTCGTTTATAATTTCTGCGTATCTCATGTTGTATTTATTTTATATATTTCCTAACTGCATATTGATCACGCCAGTTTTGTACTGCACGTACCAACAATCGATAATCGTCCCAATGTATCCTTGGCACACCTGATGTTTTTAGATAGTGCATGTTGTGATGGATTTCATCAGGCTTTTCACAATGTTCATCTGTATCTCTATACAAGAATACCCAATGCTTGGTAGGAATTTGCGCTCGAGCATATAGATGATCTCTGTCTTTTGGATGCAGCAGTTCACCGGAGTATCTTTGGAATATGCGTTCTGGAACAAGACCCACAATATATACCCAAGGAGGTCCAAGGCGCAATTCGACTTGATGTTCTTCAAATGCACGGAAAGGCGTACAATCCAAGTCCACAGCAAACCATTCTGAAGTTTTGTTCATAACAGCTTCCCCTACCCAATAGCGTGACTTCAGTGGAGGAAAAGGCTGTTGAGGTTCATATTGCACATAACGAAGATTTTCTCCGCCGTGTCTAATCCAAGTTTGATCCCAATGATCTATGATTAATCTTATAGCACGTTCTTCTGCATCTCTTGGTTCTGGTATGTTTTTACTACGAGTAGCATTGGCAAGTATTTGCTTGCACTCGCCTTTAACACCTTCAGTTGCAATAGGAGATAGATTTGGCAAATCACGCCAGGCATGATATGCGTTCAACATGGTGTCACTGTTACAAGGCACACCTCTAATCAATCTCAAGAATTCACCATTGTGACTGTGTCTACCTCCGGTTTTGTCTTGTGTTTTGTGTTTGGGTATGTTGGTAATACATCTGCTACATTGATAATGTATAAGATGTTCTAGGAACTTGCGCATGTGTATACTTATTATAAATATCCCATGAGGACTTTATTTTTAATGACCGTGGTGTTGGTAGGTGCCTGTGGGGCTACCAACGATCCAATCAACACAGCACAACCTTATATAGGTTTACAAGAACGACAGGACCGTAACACAATACGAGAGTTTGTTGGTGTGGATCCTGTGCGTACAGAATGGTGTGCTGCATTTGTAAATGCCATATTAGAAAAGGATGGCATACCTGGTAGTGCCAGTGTAAGCGATTATCCATTGATGGCACGAAGCTTTTTAGAATGGGGAGATCCAGTAGAACCTGAAGATATACAGCGTGGTGATGTTGTTGTATTTCCTAGAGGTACGGAAGGATGGTTAGGACATGTAGGATTCTATGTAGAAACACAAGGTGACAAATGGGTAATACTTGGTGGCAATCAAGAGAATCAAGTTAGGTATGATCTATACAATCCTAAACGTGCATTAGGCATTAGGCGTTATACACCTCCCGTCGCCACTGTTGAAATGTCCACAAGCGAGCATCTGAACACTGAATAAAGTCTGAGTTGTTTGAGTGTTTGATCACTCCTGAGCCTGATACTATGTCGCCATCTCTATATGTAAATGGCTTTTGTACTGTAACGTCTACATATTCACCGTAGTTGGTGCCTAGTGTTAAGAATGTAACATAGCGTCCGTTCTTGCCGCGGAATGTTCTACCGTTGGCTATAACACCTGCAAAGTTTACTCTTTCAAGATAGCGTTGTTGTACACCCATACCCTGTGGGAACCCTCTGTGCCACCAACCTGGTTCTGTTAGAATGTCTCGTCTGTGTGCTTCTGTTTGGTACACCCAGCTTCTGTAGCTGCCTTGGCAGTGCTTGAGGTTTGCTCTCCAGAATGCTTCTGGATTGTGTGCTTTCTGATAGGCAAGAGCCCATATGAGTCTACCCAAGTTTACAGCATGTGCTCTGCATAAACCAAAGCCACTAAGTTCTTGTAGTGCAGCCATTGCTTCAGCTTTGCGTGGGTTGTTGCCCAAGCGTTCAACAAATTCTAATATTTTTTCGTCATGCTTTTTTGCAAATGCTCGTCTGTATGCATCTGCTTCGTATGCATCTACACCTATAATGCTACTTATAATCTCAATAGCATCGTCTTCAAATACTATTGAATCTTGTAATGTTTCTTGGCTCCAGTCTTGGAACACTGCTGCTTTCTGCCTACCTGACATAGCAACAGGACGTACCATTGCTGTAGCAAACACACAGTCGTATACGCTAGTCGGTTGTATAGCTCTAAACAGTCTACGCATAGCAGGGCTTTCCCCTTGTGTAACGCCCAGTACATCGCCTCTACGTAGCAATGCTGCTGCTTGATCATCATACTCTGGATAGTCCTCCAATGCTGTATGCGGGTCTATTTCTAATAGTTGTGATAGGCCTCTATTGGCCAATATGTCCACCTTTAGGTGTTCTAAGTCTTCTACTTCGTGTTTGTCTAGTAGTATTTGGTTGTCTGCTGATATAAGTGATTTAGGTAGTTGCCTTGTAAACATTACGATTCCTCCACAGTGTTTTGATATACATCTTTTCTTGCCTAGTAATTTTCTCTCAATACGTTTTGCTTCAGTAGGGTCTACACCCACTGATTCATACGTAAAGCCTCTAGGAAGTCTACCTGTGGCGCCCAAGCGTTTGGCCGCTTCGCGTCTGGCGCTCTTTGGTTTATACGTGACATAGTTGCTTAACCTTGCCGTTTTGCCGGGCCACTTTTTGAATATGCGATTCATAACTTCACCTTGTCGCCAATGTTCAAAGTCGATATCAACATCTGGCAGGTCGTCACGGAGCGGGTTCATAAACCTCGCCACAGGTATATTCCACTTGATGGGATCCACGTCTGTAATCCCAAGCAAGTAACATATAAGACTACTGCCTGCTGATCCACGTGTCATGTGTTTAAGATCAGTAGTAAGGTCTATTATGTCGCATATTTGTAGGAAGTAATCTGTGAAGCGTAGGTTTAATATTAGTCCAAACTCTTCAACAAGTCTCTCTTGATAATGTTTACCTTTTGGTATTTGCCTCTTAAATCGTGCGAGTAGTTTTTCAATGTTTTCTAAATCTGTTGCCATTGTTAGCCTCTTGTAGTCTTTTATATGCCTGGTACTTTACGTACCAACTATTTAGCAAGAGGAACAGGCGTGGCTTGTGGAAATTTGAGTGCAAAAATTGTGCCTTGTTTAGAGTCAGGTATTTCAACATATACATCAGTACGACAGTAGATATCCGATGGCAACGATCTACTTCCTGTTCTGAGTAGTGTCCATTCCCAATCGTTTTGTTCTACAGTTTTGAATAAATCTACACCAACCTCACGTTGTATCCATAGGCGTTCCATTTTAGTGTTTTTGTGTGTCCACTTGTATTCACACTGACCTACATAGTATCTCATTCACTCCCCAAATTAGTTAAGAAATTTCTCAACTGTACTGTGCTTGCTTCAGCTTTTATTTTACCTACATTATCACCTTCGCTTGGGTCTTCTTTTTCAACTGCTGGTGTATTTGTACGCTTGAGTTGATCAAATACTGTACTACTACGTTTTTGAAATTCTTGATATTCTTCATCCTCGCCTAAGTCACGTATGCGCAAACTATCTACGTCAAATTCCAAATCGATCTTTTGTCCTACACCCGAACTGCTCCTAGTTTTCATCAACTGTATTTGATAGCGTCCACGTTCACGCATAGCTCTACTTGTAAAAATACCAATCAAGTTATCTGCTGTATTGATCTTACTAATACCACCGGATATATGGCTGTGGTCAAACTCAATCTCTTCTACACTCGATCTGTTTAACTGCGATGCTGTTACAAATAATGTGTTAAGTTCCATAGCCAAGTTACGTAGTTCTTCGGATACATATTTGTCTTTAACAAACAAGTTCTCTGCACTTACTTTTGCTGCAATTGGATGCATCAAGTCTAAATAGTCTACTAGCACAACGTCTAATTTTTTGCCTGTTTTGATTTCATATTCTTTAATATAACTACGCAAGTCATTTGCATTCTTACCTGTGGGCATATACTTAACTTGAAATGCACCTGCTTTCTTGCCAATCATCTTGACTTTCATTTCAACATCATCAATGCTTTTGAAAATATCTCTGCTTGGAATGTCAGTAGTCATACTATCTACACGCATACTAACCAATGCTTCACTAAGTTCAAAAGTCAAGTACAATACGTTAAGTCCAGCCAAGCACCAGTTCACACCCATGTTTGCTAAGAACAAACTTTTACCACTACCACTGCCACCTGCAAATATATTAAGTTCGCCTCTGTTAAATCCGCCAAACAGTTTCTTATCAAGTGCCGGCCATCCTGTGCTTACCTGCCCATTCTTGTCTTTGATGCCTTCTAATCTAGCCCTTGGATCTGCCCAATAGTCTGTACCCAAGTCTTTTTGCAAAC